GTTGACCCAAAAATTAGTCGTTTTTCGACTGTAACTAGAAAAGAAACAACAGTACATAACTGGGATGAACATTATGACTTTGACCCAAGTTATTTCTTGACTTACAAATGTTTGACAGGAGATAAGGGCGATAATGTTCCTGGAGTTGACGGAGTTGGACCAAAGCGTGCTACTCAGTTGATTGAACAATACGGGGATGTATTTGATATTATGGCGAGTTTGCCTATCGATGGAAGATACAAATTCATTCAGAACTTAAACGAGTTCGGAAGTGATGGATTGGAAATCGGGGTAAAACTCATGGATTTAACTTATGATGTCGAAGGCGCAGTACTTGGACACGGACAAGAAATTATAGGATTGGTGGAAAATTATGTCAGTGAAGATAGATTATAGTAGAGATAGTCTTTTAGATGAGTTTGCTCATGCAACGCTAAAAGATAGATATATGATACCTGGTGAGACTTCACCACAGGAAGCTTTTGCTCGTGCAGCCGAGTGCTTTGCAGATGATGAAGACCATGCACAAAGGTTATATGACTATGTCAGTAACCTATGGTTTATGTTTGCAACTCCTGTGTTATCAAACGGTGGTACTCGTAGAGGACTACCTATTAGCTGTTTCTTAAATTATGTTGATGATAGTAGAGAGGGTATTACTGACCACTTTACAGAAAATGCTTTCTTATCATCATTCGGTGGTGGTATCGGTGGTACTTGGAGTGATGTTCGTTCGTCAGGAACTAAAACATCTAAAGGCTCAGAGTCTACTGGTGTCATACCATTTGTAAAAGTTGTAGATGCTGAAATGTTAGCATTTAGTCAGGGTGTGACAAGAAGGGGTTCATACGCTGGTTATCTACACATCTCCCACCCCGAAGTAGAGGAGTTCTTAGATGTACGGAAGCCTACTGGTGGGGACACTAATCGGAAGTGCCTTAACTTACACCACGGCGTGGTGGTTAGTGATGATTTTATGGAACTTATCCATAACGCCACAAGAGTTCCTGATTATGACGACAGCTGGCCTCTTATTGATCCTCATAGCAAAATGGTTGTTAAAACTGTTAGTGCTAGGGCTCTTTGGGTTAAAATTCTACAGAACAGAATGGAAACAGGAGAACCCTACCTTATGTTCGAGGACGCAGTCAATGCAGAGCTACCAGACTTTCAGAAGCGAAAGGGACTAAAGGTGCATCACAGTAACTTGTGTAGTGAAATTACACTAGCTACTGACGAGGAAAGGACTGCGGTTTGTTGTCTATCCTCCGTAAATTTAGAATATTATGACGAGTGGAAAAACCACGGGTCATTTGTACCTGACTTGATTAGAATGTTGGATAATGTATTAACTTACTTTATTGAGCATGCCCCTAATCAGTTAGAAAAAGCAAAGTTCAGTGCGTATAGGGAGAGAAGTATTGGACTTGGAGCAATGGGTTTTCATGCCTATTTGCAAAGAAACAATATACCATTTGAGAGTGGTATAGCGGGCGGTGTGAATAGTGAGATATTCAAACATATCAAAACTCATGCCGACCAAACAACTAGAGAACTAGCGATAGAAAGAGGCGCTTGTCCAGATGATGACACAGCTTCAGTGAGAAATGCTCACTTGTTAGCTATAGCTCCTAATGCAAGTTCTAGTATATTATGTGGTAACACTTCTCCGAGTATTGAACCTTTTAGAGCAAATGCTTATACTCAAAAAACAAAAACAGGGAGTAATCTAATAAAGAATAAATACCTTGACATTATCCTTCGAGACAAAGCTAACAGCGAGGATGAGTATGCAGAATACTGGAGAAGTATAGTTGCCAACAAAGGCAGTGTACAACACTTAGACTTAGAAGATTGGGTGAAAGATGTTTTCAAAACAGCAGTAGAAATCAATCAGTCTTGGGTTATAGAACACGCCTCTGTACGACAAGAATATATTTGTCAATCACAAAGTGTAAATCTTTTCTTCCCACCAGATGTGAATAAAGGAGACTTACACAATGTCCATATGTTAGCATGGGCGAAAAATTTAAAAACACTTTACTATCTGAGAAGTGAAGCTATCAGTAGAGCTGATAATGTAACTAATCAGGCTAAAAGAGAGATAATCTTTGAACAACAAGATTGTCTAAGTTGCGAGGGATAAATGAGCAAACTATTAGAAGAACGAAATTATTACAAACCGTTTGACTACGGGTGGGCGTTTGAAGCCTACAAAAAGCAACAACAGATGCATTGGATGCCTGAAGAAGTAACTATGGCAGATGATATTAAAGACTATAATCAAAATCTTAGTGCTGACAACAGAATGTTAGTAGATAATATATTTAGATTTTTTACACAAGCAGATGTCGATGTCTGCTGTGGATATGCTAAACACTATCTACCTACTTTCAAAGCGCCAGAAGTAAGAATGATGTTAGTATCGTTTGCAGCTATGGAAGCAGTGCATCAAGATGCATACTCATCTTTGTTAGAAACATTGGGCAAGTCCGAAGATATCTACAAAGAGTTTATGGATATACAAGAGATGGTAGAAAAGCATGAGTACTTATCTGACTTCAGTATGAATACTCCACATGATATTGCTAAAACAATGGCAGTATATAGTGGGTTTACAGAAGGAGTACAATTATTCTCATCATTCGCCATACTATTGAACTATCCAAGACATAACCTAATGAAAGGAATGGGGCAGATTGTAACATGGAGTATTCGTGATGAAACTTTACATGTAGAATCCGTTTCAAGACTTTTTAGAGAGTTTATTTCCGAAAATCCAGAGATATGGACAGATAAACTGAAATATGAGATATATTGCGCAGCGGAACGCGTTGTTGAATTAGAAGATAAATTTATTGATGTTTGTTTTGATAAAGCAGACATTCCTGATTTAACAGCAAAAGAAGTGAAAGAGTATATCAGATATATTGCAGATAGAAGATTACTAGGGCTAGGAATGAAAGCAATATTCCATAGTACTGAGAATCCTTTACCTTGGATTGATATGCAGATAAACGCAGTTGAGCATACCAACTTTTTTGAAAACCGTGCTACTGAGTATGCTAAGGCTAGTACACAAGGCAATTGGCAGGACATATTTAAATGAGTACAATTACAATTGATGGTATCGAACATGATTCTGAAGGATTTGACAAGAATCAAAAAGCATTACATCATGCTATAAATTACTGTGATGTAAAATTAGCAGAACTTGATAATGAGAGAGCTGCTTTACAAACTGCAAGACAGGCTTATGTCAATGATTTAGGAAACAGTTTAAAGGACGAGTAATGGTTATTTACATTGGTTACGATTCAGAACAACCCGAGGCATACGAAGTATGTAGGGAAAGTATCTTACGATACAATCGTAGCCATACCATTACACCTTTGATACTTAACGACTTAAAAGATGAGGGATTATACTGGAGACCGTTTCAAAATGAAAGTACAGAATTTGCTTTCACTCGGTTTCTAGTTCCACATCTTTCTATGTTTTCAGGTTTTGCACTTTTCTGTGATAGTGATTTCATGTGGAAGTGCGACCCTGCAGAACTATTCAATTACGCAAAATGCGGTAAGTCCGTATACTGCGTTCAACACCCCGCCTTTCTATCTCCAACAACTAAGATGAATGATAAACCAAATCTATCTTATCCAAAGAAATACTGGTCATCACTTATGTTATTTGATAATGGTAGGTGCAGACAACTTACCAAAGAGTATGTAAACCAAGCCCCAGCGGGTGCTTTACATGAAATGGATTGGGCGGACACTATCGGTAGTTTACCTGCGGAATACAACGCCATGGTAAATTACTATGAATTCCCACAACCAAAAGCGGTACATTTCACAGACGGTGGACCGTGGCACGATATACACGATAACCTAGGATACTCTAACGAATGGAAGAAACTTTACGCAACCTTACAGACAACAAATCAATAATACTTGTCGGCAACTCTGTCGAAATATTACAACATCAACTTGCTGACTACATCGAGAGTTTCGATACAGTAGTGCGATTTGGAAATGGTATACCTGATTCTACTAATTGGGATAGCATTGGTAAGCGTACGGACATTTGGGTTACAGGGTATTTGAGATATATAAAAAGAAAACACTTCCCGAAAGATTGCGCAGTCTTGTTCAATCGTTCTCGAGTGCACCTTGGCGATGATGTCGATTCAAGACATCAAATAGATTTTGAATATGTAAATATGTTTTCGGACAAAGAGCTTATGTCGATATTCAAATTATGTGGATCGGAGATAGGTGAAGCTGTTGGCGCAAGGCCATCGGCAGGTTTCATTGCAATACAATATTTTTTACAGAAAACAAAATTTTCTTCTCTTACATTGGTAGGGTTTGACTTTTTCTCGAAAGCACTTCCAATTGTTGCTGGAGCGAACAATCCTTATAGTTGGCACATACCTTTAAGTACAATAACAAGCAATCCCCATTCCCCGAAGGAAAAGGAGATTGTAGTTGATTTGCATGAGAGGGGTATAATTGATTGGAAAATTTTGACCGATTTAGATGAGGGTTACTTAAACCTTTCCTAAGTAGAAACCTCTTTCTACTAACTTTCCTGCTGTTGATTTTTGTTTCGCTGTCTTAGTGAGCAATACATCATTTAATCTAGCATTTCTAAAATTCATAGGAATCTTATCTATCAATGAGGAGTATAAATCCCATGGCACAGCTAGTTGTAATCCTGTTTGTAAGTATATGTATTGTAGTGCCAAGTGTTGATGTTGCACATCTATACTCCATGACTTTCTTAACATTACATTATAATCCAATAATTCTTTTGCTCCTACTGCATCTAGTTCGATAAGTACATCTACCTTTCCATTTACATACAAAGGTGACCATGAGTGCTTGTAGAAAGTAAGTGCTTCAAAGAAAGCCAAGTCATTTGTTGCTAGAATCTTAGTATCTATACGAGGGCGTCTACCTTGATTTGGTGGTAGCTTTTGGTCAATAAAGAATAAGTCTTTATCATGAAACTCGCATAGTTTGTCATAGTTTAGTATGACCATTGTTTTATCTACTAGTGGTATTCTTTGATGTGTTTGGGTTGCTATGTTCAATATTCCATAGTAGTTCTTCAAATGACTTTTATCGAATACTAAGTCTCTACTCAAAAATGATAGTGAACTTTTGAAAAACTCTGGTGGTGGTATATCTCCCTCGTCTATCGGTCTATTGAAGATTCTATTACCATACCATACGACCATTCTCTTTGCAAGTCCACCTTTATCTTTCCAGTGGTCTTTTAGGTAGAATGTCATTCTCGAGATGTGTTCTGACCTCCACCAAGATTCGTAGATTTTAATGTTATCAAAGTTGTTTATCATCCATTCGACTTCTTTATCAACCCAATCTTCTTTATGTATAAATAAGTGTAAGCGAAACCCCGACTTATCAAGTAGGGAAGCTAAGGTGAAAAATGTCCAATCTTTCTTATATGTTGTTACTAATTCTATCATCCGTCTATTACCTTCATGTCCCAAAAGTTATTCAGGAACATTTCCATTCTTGTCTCTGCATCTTCATCAAAATTGAAGATAATGCCTGAGTTCCTTGCTGAAAATATTTTCATCAGCGATTCTTTTGCATTTGTATTTGCGATTGCAAAATAAATGCTTTCATAAGTCAAGAGAGCCTTCTCTCTATCCTCTTTCGTATGTGATACCATACTTAAATTTTTGTCTAACATCAGTGCCATCATTCCCATTTCACTGTTTGGCATAGTGGCACAATGAGTACAGTTTGCAAGAAGTTCAAAACCTCCTTCTTTTGGGTCGAGTACATTTTCATCTCCAAAATCTTTTTTCATCTTTGCTACCCATATCTTCTGAGTAATAGGATGAGGCTTGATTACAAATCCATCTTCGATTGCTCGTTTTACTCTCCCCCAATGTACACACTTACCTTTGGAAAGTAAGTTACTGCCAGGTAAAAATATTACTTTATCATAATACTTTTGGTTTCCTGTTAGAGTATACTTGTTATGAAAGTTGTTTACAATTTTGTTACATCTATCATAATCTATCTGTACATCTGGATTATTAACAATCTTCAGCATCAATCTATCATTTATTTTGACACTTGGTACTTTTACTAATATACCGTTACCTAAAAAATCTGTATACAACCATTTGTGAACAGTATTTAGTGCATTAGTATTAAACCAAATATCATACTGAAAAGGAGAGCCACGATATTTTTTAGGTATGACTCTTTCCTTAAATGCCTCTAATCCTTCTAAGTCACTTGTTGGTCTATAACAAGACCCTGACTTCATAAAATGAGTTGGTATATCTCCTAACGATTCATTTATTGATAACGCTTCTAATTTACCCTTTGGTTTCACTGCCATTCTTTAGCTCAAATATTTGTTGTTCTAAGTTTCTCATTCGTTTTTCTTGATGTTCGATACTGTCGTACAGCGCGTGCATCATACTCTCCATCTTACGATTCAAGTAGCCAGGTGTTATCTCTGTGTCGGTATTAAATCCGCCTTTTGGTTTATCCATTCTAGTTGCTTTCACTCCATTTTGAGCCATCCCAGAAGGAATATCCGTAGTCGTCAAGGCTTGATACCTCTGTGTCAAACAGAGTGCCCGCCTGAGAGGCTGTTGTTCTTTCGTATACAACTGTATTTGTTAAGAACACAGTTGTGGTTAAGTGGTCGGTCGTGACCGTGGTATCAGTAGTTCTAGTTGTAGTAAATGTTGTAGTTGTACTTCTATCTGTACCAAATGTTGTTGTTTTACTTGTCTCAAAGGTTGTAGTAGTACTAAATGTAGTTGTTCTTGAAGTCTCAGTGCTTCTTGAAGATGCTGTACTTCTGCTTGATGCAGTTACATTATCAGTTTCAAAGGTTGTAGTTGTAGACTTACTTGTACCTGTACTTCTAGTAGTTTCCGTTCCTTGTGAAGTAGCAAATGTTGTCGTTGTAGCTTTACTTGTTTCAGTAGCTCTACTTGAACCTGTACCTCTATCTGTTAGGAAGGTTGAAGTAGTTTCTCTACTTGATGCGGTACTTCTGCTAGAAGCTGTTGAAGTATTTGTATTAAATGTTGTTGTCGTATCTCTACTTGATGCAGTGCCTCTTTGAGTAGCAGTTGACTGAGTAGTATTAAATACTGTGCTTGTAGTTTTACTTGTACCTGTGCTTCTTGTTGTAACTGTTCCCTGTGAAGTTGCGAATGTAGTTGTTGTTTCTCTACTTGACGCAGTACTCTTACTTGTTGCTGTTGACTGTGTAGTATTAAATACTGTAGTTGTATCTCTGCTAGATGCTGTACTCTTACTTGTGGCAGTTGCCTGTGTAGTATTAAATGTAGTTGTTGTATCTCTACTTGATGCTGTACTTCTAGTAGTTTGTGTAGCTTGTGCTGTGTTAAATACTGTTGATGTATCTCTAGCAGATGCGGTAGCTCTACTTGTAATTGTTCCCTGTGAAGTAGCAAATGTCGTTGTTGTATCTCTACTTGTGCCTGTTACTCTTGAACTTGTTCTACTTGTAGTGTATGCTGTCTCATAACTTGTTGACTGTGAAGTATTATCTACATACGCTGTTGATGTAGTAAATGTTGTAGTTCTTGTAGTAGACTGCGTAGTGTTTGTATTTCTTGCTGTATTTGTCAAGAAAGATGTATTATCTGTATACGCTGTTGATGTAGTAAATGTTGTAGTTCTTGTAGTAGACTGCGTAGTATTTGTATTTCGCGCAGTATTAGACAGTCTTACAGTATTGTAAGTTGTACTTTGTGAAGTATTTGTTGACTGCGTAGTATTTGTTGACTGTGTAGTATTTGTACTTCTTGCTGTGTTTGACAATCTAACTGTGTTGTAACTTGTTGACTGCGATGTATTTGTAGACTGTGAAGTGTTTGTAGTCTGAGAAGTATTAGTACTTCTAGAAGTATTCGATAGTCTAACTGTGTTATAAGAAGTTGACTGTGCAGTATTAGTAGTTTGTGATGTATTCGTAGACTGTGCAGTATTTGTACTTCTTGCTGTATTCGATAATCTTACTGTATTGTAACTTGTTGATTGCGCAGTATTTGTAGACTGTGTAGTATTTGTGCTTTGTGCTGTATTTGTACTTCTTGAAGTATTTGACAGTCTTACAGTATTGTAACTTGTGCTTTGCGCTGTATTTGTGCTTCTAGCAGTGTTAGATAATCTAACTGTATTGTAACTTGTACTCTGACTTGTGTTTGTATTTCTTGCTGTATTTGATAGTCTTAGAGTATTGTATGAAGTAGATTGCGATGTATTCGTATTTCTAGCAGTGTTAGACAATCTTGTAGTATTGTAAGAAGTAGATTGTGTTGTGTTTGTACTTCTACTTGTATTTGTTGACTGCGTAGTATTTGTATTCCTAGATGTACCGAATGATGTATTATCGACATACGCTGTATCTCTAGCAGTATTTGTATTTCTAGATGTACCGAATGATGTATTATCTACATATGCTGTAGTTCTTGATGTGTTTGTACTATTGGTAAATGAAGTAGCATTTGTAAATGATGTGCCTCTACTTGTATTGTTTGTAAATCCTGTTGCGTTTGTGAAAGAAGTTGCAAATGAAGTTGAGTTAGTAAATCCTGTTGCATTTGTAAATCCAGTACTTCTAGTGGTACTTTCTGATACTGTTGTATTGTATGATTCTTCTCCATCGTCTGTTTCATATTCATATACAGTAGTATAAGTTGTGTTCCTAGAAGTATTTGTATTTCTAGATGTGTTCGTATTCCTAGATGTGTTTCTAGAAGTGTTCGTATTTCTAGCGGTATTTGTAGCAAATGATGTATTTCTAGAAGTGTTAGTATTTCTAGAAGTATTAGTATTATTTGTAAATCCAGTACTTCTACTTGTATTTGTAGCCTGTGTAGTATTATAAGCAGTAGAGTTAGTAAACCCTGTTGACCTACTTGTATTTGTAGCCTGTGTAGTAGTATATGCAGTTGAAGTTGCGAATGTTGTATTATCTGCATAAGCTGTTGTTGTTGCAAATGTAGTGTTTCTCGCTGTTGCAAAACTGGTATTATCTGTATACGCTGTCGCTGTTGTAAATGTTGTTGTTCTACTCGTAGCAAAGCTAGTATTATCTTGATACGCTGTTGCTGTTGTAAATGTTGTTGTTCTTGTAGTTGCGAAACTTGTATTATCTTGATATGCTGTTGTTGTAGCAAATGTCGTTGTTCTTGAAGTCGCAAAGCTAGTATTGTCTTGGTACGCTGTTGTTGTTGCAAATGTAGTTGTTGTTGCGAATGTAGTATTCGTAGCAAATGTAGTTGTTCTTGTAGTTGCAAAACTTGTGTTATCTTGATATGCTGTTGTAGTCGTAAATGTAGTGGTAGTAGCAAATGTTGTTGTAGTACCATATGTTGTAACTCTACTTGTTGCAAAGCTAGTATTATCTTGATATGCTGTTGTAGTTGTAAATACAGTTGCAGTACCAAATGTAGTAGTAGTTGTAAATGTTGTTGTCCTACTTGTAGCAAAACTTGTATTGTCTTCGTATGCAGTCGTTGTAGTAAATGTTGTATTTGTTGCGAATGTTGTGTTCGTTGCAAATGTAGTTGTTCTACTTGTAGCAAAACTTGTATTGTCTTCGTATGCTGTTGATGTAGTAAATGTAGTATTGAAACTTGTTGACTGTGAAGTATTAGTATCTCTAGCAGTATTTGTAGATTGTGTTGTATTGTCTATGTATGCAGTACTTGTTGTAAATGTAGTATTGAAACTTGTTGACTGCGAGGTATTAGTATCTCTAGCAGTGTTTGTCGCAAAAGAGGTATTCCTACTAGTACTTATCACTGTGTCATATGAAGTAGTGTAAGTCGTTGTAGTGTTATACGCAGTTGTTGTAGTTTTACTTGTAGCAAATACTGTTGTTGTTGCAAATGCAGTTGTAGTTGTAAATGCAGTTTCTGTACTTTGGCTAGTATTAAATGTAGTTGTTGTATTGAACGCAGTCGTTGTTGTATATGCAGTCGTTGTACTTTGTGTAGTATTAAATGTCGTAGTTGTATTAAATGTTGTAGTAGTAGTAAACGCTGTAGTAGTTGACTGTGATGTATTAAAAGTTGTTGTCGTGTTAAAGGTCGTAGTCGTTGTAAACGCTGTAGTTGTCGCCTGAGTAGTATTAAATGTAGTTGTCGTAGTAAATGCAGTTGTTGTATTAAATGCAGTTGTAGTACCTTGCGATGTATTGAAAGTTGTAGTTGTATTAAAAGTTGTAGTTGTAGTATACGCTGTTGTGGTACTTTGTGTTGTGTTAAATGTAGTAGTAGTTGTAAATGCAGTCGTTGTATTAAATGCAGTAGTTGTTGCCTGTGTAGTATTAAATGTAGTTGTAGTCGTATAGGCAGTAGTTGTATTGAACGCAGTCGTTGTACTTTGTGTAGTATTAAATGTAGTTGTAGTGGTAAATGCAGTCGTGGTGTTGAAAGCAGTTGTAGTACTTTGAGTAGTATTAAATACAGTTGTTGTTGAGAATAAAGTAGTAGTTGTAAATGCTGTTGTAGTATTGAACGCAGTTGTTCTACTTGTCTCAGTTGCTTGGGTTGTATTGAATGTAGTTGTTCTACTTGTATCAAAAGTAGTAAGAGTACTTTGTGTTGTGTTAAATGTAGTAGTTGTAGAGAATGAGGTTTCTCTAGTACCGCTTATTGTACTAGTAGAAGTTGATGTTTGTCTTGAAGTTTCATGCGTGACAGTGAATGGCCCTTCTAGAGAGCCTCCATCATTTACATATACTTCATTGACCCTTCTGATTGTGCCGCTGTCGTTGACGGCCAGAAAGGAGATTTGACGAAGTGTTCCACTGTCATTAACATATATTGCCATCTATTAACTCGAATATACAAACCAAATATGCCCACTTGATGTACCACTGGTATTCGTTGGAGCGGTTGTTGTTATAGTCATAGGTAATCTTGCTGATGCAATCGTACCACTAGTAATTTTTCCAGTAGCTACTGCTCCTTCAAAGTTTCTACTTGCATCGATAGTATCTGTACCATCAATTTTAAGTCCTGAGTCCTCGATGTTGAAATCTAATTTTTGTCCCATTTTATACCTCTATTGTTGTTCTAACGAACTTATATGCCATAGTATCACCACTTGCTGGTGTTACTCTTAACCTTACATTACCACCGCTTATATCTGCATCAAATGTTGCTTGTGCACCATTGTCAAATATAGAAGCGTACTGTGTTAAATATACTGTTGAACCGTCATGGAATAAAAATATCTCTATTGCATGAAAGTTTGTGTCTGTTGAATTTGTTACTTGCACATTGTATTTTGCAGTTCTAAATATAGAAGCACTGAATGAATCTAGTGTAAATACTGTTGTAGCACCTGATGTTCCTGTGCCAACATCCATACCAGCTACTTCATCTATGTGTAATTTCTGTGGTGGATTAGTGTCTTGTATACCTAATTTACCTGCTACTTTTGTTAAGTCGGCAGTACCATTACCTAGTGTTACATTTCCAGTTGTTTCTAATGTAGCGCAACTAACATTACCACTGGTCGCTGTCACATCTCCTGATAGTACTACGCTAGTACCATTTAGAGTTCCTGTGAGTGTGCCACCACCTAAATCTAAGTGGGTATTGTCGTTTGCTAGTTTTATCCAGTTACCGCCATGAGCAAAATATCCTCTGCCTGTTCCGTGTACATGGGCAAACATACCGTGATATGTAGAAGCACTTGGTAAGTTGCCTTCTGATGAATAGACATTTGCAAATAATACTTTGTTACCATTACCATCAATATCGCCTGATAAAGTAGTTGTGCCTTCTAGTGTTAGACTTGAAGCTAACTGTGTATTTCCAATTGCATTTTGTGCAACCTCAGATGAACCTACTGCGTTTTCTGTTATCATTGCTGATGTAACTGCGTTATCAGCTATCTTTGCTGAAGTAACTGCGTCACTTGCTATTTGATCTGCTGTGACTTGTGCGTCATCAATATGCTTAGTAAGAATACTATTCTGTGCTATCTTCTCACTTGTAATTGCATTGTCTTGTACTTTTGCTGTTGCTACTGAATTACCAGCTAGTTGAGCTGTGTTAATTAGTCCATCTTGAATGTATGCAACATTGTCTATTGCATTATCTGCAATATGTCTTGATACTATTTGGTCAGTTGCAATTTTTGCTGAAGTAACTTGGTTTGCAGCTATCTTCGCTGTTGTTACTGAGTTACCTGAAAGATGTATAGCATCTATACTGCCAGTCACTAACTCTGCGCTGTCTACACTATTCTGTGCTATCTTACCAGCTGTTACTGCATTATTTGCTAACTTGACAGTAGTTACCTGCAAGTCTCCTAAATGTATTGTATCTATTGACCCAGTTACTAGCTCTGCGCTATCTACTGAGTTAGCGGCTAGACTTGTTGCTAGAGCAACTCCAGCTGAACCATTGAAGTTCACACCTGAAGCAGTTACATCTCCTGTTAGAGAGAAAGCTCTATTTGTTGCTAAAGTTGTGGCTGTGTCAGCATTACCTGTTACATTGCCTGTTACATTGCCTTCAACATTTGCTACAAGAGTGCCTGTTGTTATTGTTAAGTCCCCTGTTGAAGCACCAGTAAATGTACCAGTACCCATAATAAATTTGTCTGCGCTTTCATCAAATCCCATAAAGGCATTGTTTGAGTCGCCTCTTTCCATTACAATACCTAAGTCACCAGATGGAGTTCCTGTTACTCCGTTTGCTAGTTCTATTAGCTTATCTGATATTACTGTATTTGTTGATGATGCAGTTGTTGTCGTTCCTGTAAATTCTACATTACCTGAGAAACTGACATTACCTGTAAATGTTTGTCCGCTAAGTGCGTCTGATTTTAGTTCTGATGATGATACAGCGTTAGCTGCTATCTTGACTGCTGTAATTGCATTATCAGCTATCTTTGCTGTTGTTACATTTGAGTCTGCAATATGAGCTGTATCAATACTTCCATCTACATAGTGTTCTGAATTGATACTATCGTCTGCAATTTTTGCACCACTTACTACATCTGCAGCTAAGTGTATTGCATCGATACTACCTGAAACAAGTTCTGCACTATCAACTGAATTTGATGCTAGTTCACTTGCTCCTACAGCTCCAGCTGCTATGTGTGATGCGTCGATAACATCTGTACCAATTTTAGCTGAAGTAATTGAGTTGTCTGCTAAATCTGCTGTTACAATAGTACCATTTACTATTTTGGCACTTGTAACTGAATTGTCTGCTAAATGAATAGTATCTATACTACCAGTGACTAATTCTGCACTATCTACAGAGTTTGCAGCTAGTTGTAAAGCTCCTACAGCATCAGTTGCTATCTCACTTGTACCTACTGCGTTAGCTGCTATCTTTGCTGATGTGATTGCGTTATTTTCTAGTGTTGAACCAGAAGCCGCTCCAGCTGCTAATTTATCAGCTGTAATTGCTCCATCAGCAACTTGTAATGTTCCGATTGAATTTGTTGCGATTTCACTTGCACCAACTGAGTTTTCAGCAATAAGTGCAGTAGTAATCTGATTAGCTGCTATGTGAGCAGTATCTATACTACCGTCTACTAAATGTTCTGAGTCTACTGAATCATCAGCTATTTTTGCGCCTGTGACTGCGTCAGCTGCTATCTTACCAGTAGTAACATTTAAGTTTGCTATTTTTGCTGTTGTTACTTGTGAAGCTCCAATATGTATTGTATCTATTGAACCTGTAACTAATTCTGCTGAATCTACAGAGTTTGCAGCTAGTTGTGTACTAGTCACTGCGTTACCTGCGATTTCTGCGCTGTCTACTGAGTTTGCAGCTATCTCACTCGAAGTGATTGCGTTTGCTCCTATCTTCGCTGTTGTAACTGCTCCTGTTGATAGATGTATTGTATCTATACTTCCTGAAACTAACTCGCTAGAGTCTACTGCATTAGCTGCTATAGCTGCTGCATCGATTGCATTGTCTTGAACCCCTGCTACTGATGTAGCTTGTAGTTGAGCGGCACCAACGGCATTGGTTGCTAACTCAGCCTGTGTGATTGCATTAACTGCTATTTCTGAAGCCGTGACAGCATTAGCTGCTATCTTAGTGGCTGTAATAGCATTACCCGCTACCGCATTTTCTTGTACTAAAACCTTACCTATTAATGGCATCTTATGTTTGCTCCAAATAACTTAGTACTACATCTATTGAGGAGGCTATGTTCGATTGAACTTTTATTGCGTCTCCTGCTTCTAGTACTACTTTAGCATCTCCCCCGATTGGTGCGAGTGTAGATTGTCCTGGTATTTCTATTTGTGATACTATACCTACATGGGTAGTTGACGATGCATCGTAAAACTCTACGTTTGCTTCTGCCACCCCTCCACTCTGATTACAAAGATATAATCCTATAATAGTGGTAGTGGTGTTTGATGGGCAAGTGTATACTGTTGCTAAACTTGTACCCACATTTGCGCTTGTTGCTGTTTTAAATGCTGATGCCATAATCTTATCCTAATGCTATTGAGAAGGCGAGTAAATCTTGAGTTGTTAGCTGGTCGGGATTGTGACTAGCAATAGTCACAATGCTCCCGTTTGCAGCTTTGGTATAAACTTTCTTTTCATGGACATTCATTGCAATTTCATGTGTTTGCAAATCGTCCGTTCCTGGTGCAGCTCCCGCCGTTTCTGACCTTTTTACTTTTATTACATGCGACATATTAGAATGTTCCTCCGTCTAATGTGTTTGTCCATACTATTGTTCCGTTTGCACCCACTTGTAGTACTTGTCCTACTGAGTGAGTTGAGTCGTAAGTTCCGATTGAAAGTGAAGCAAATGAACTTCCGCCATTTGCACCAAATAATAATGTACCTTCTGGTAAAGAACTTACTCCTTTTAATCTTGCTGTATCTGAGTTTATCTCTATTGTAGTATCATCTACATTAAGAGAAAGTGTGTTTCCAGATTTTGATAAACCATTACCAGCAGTAACACTACCAGCTCCTGAGAACTGAGTCATTGTTATAACTGATGTTCCGATTGTTGCTGAGCCAGTTATGTTTGAAAGTACGAAACCTGCGTCTGCGTCACTTCCTTCTTCTACGAATGTAAACATACCGCCAGTAACTTCGGATGAGCTATCTGCGTCTGTTGCTCTTGTAAGAACATATGGGTTTGAAACATCACCAACTGTTGTTACAGAGTAAATACCGTTTTGTAGCCCAGCTGTTTGAGCCTTAACGAGTACTCTATCTCCAGAGGTTAGAGCGATACTATCAATCGTAACCGCACCATTACCGTCTGCTGTGAGTGTGGCGCCTACACCACTTGTTCCATTGTTATAAGTTGCTGATAAGTTTGATTGTGAAGCAACTCTTACTGAATCTTTGATATCAAGTGCTTGTTTTACACCGTCCACATACGCTTTTGTTACTGCGTCTGTAGCTTGGGTTGGAGTACCAATATTGGTAACTTTGTTTCCACCCATATCAACAGTTTGTGAGCCAGCTACTGTAAAGCCACCATCAAAGTCTGCTGATTGTGCAAAGGTTGCTGTACCAGTAACAGTTACTGTGTCCCCTGCAGCATTACCTAAAGTAACATTTCCATTACCTGTAAGTGCACCTGTTACTGTTAAACTGTCAGAGAAAGTAGCGGCATTAGTTACTGCCAATGTACCAGCGATTGCTGTATTACCTTCTCCACTTGTAACTGTGAATTTGTTTGTGTTTATTGTTAGATTGCCAGTTACTGCAGCTGAAGCTAATGTAGCTGCTCCTGAAACATCTAACGCTCCATTCAAGTCAACATCTTTATTGATTTCTACTTCTTCTGCACCATTTGATGTGATAAATTTAACATAAGAGGTTCCGCCTTCATTTATGTCTAAAGCTGCTGCTTCATTATCAGGAATGGTTAGAGAGGTAGCTTGACTTGCTAAGCTAAGTGTTCCGCCATGTGTTATTACTAGTGAGCCTGCTGGTGCTATTGTTAAATTACCAGAAGCAGTACTAATAGTATTATTTGAACCAGTAACTACAATGTTGCCAGTCTTTAACTGGTCAATCTTACTAGAGGCGTCTACGACTATTGCTGAACTTGCTGTAAGCGTGCCAGCTGTATGGTCGAGCATTTCGACATACAAGTCTCCACCTATAGTTGTTACTGCTGAAGAACTTGGGTGTCCTACAAAGAGCTTTTTGGAATTAGACGAATACGCTAACTCACCTTGACCCAAGGAGGTAGGAGCGGCGGTACTACTACTTCTTTTGATTTTAATGGTTTGTGCCATGATTTTATCCTATCGAGCTTAAAAGCTCCCTGCGTCTACCGTATCTGAGTCCGCTGAATCGTTACCTATCATTATAGGGACAAATTCAAATGTTCCACTAGATGTTTCTCGGTAGATCTTTAACTGATTATCATCAGTATCGTAATATAAATCTCCTTCTGCTAAGTTTGTCGTACTAGAAGTAGGAGCTGTTGTTGATACAAAAAATTGGTTTGCTAGAAAATTAAGCGCGTCCTCTACATTATCAGTGCCTGTAAGTGTGCCAACTGGTGAAGAAAGCGTGATACCTGCGGCGTCTGATGTATCTCCGCCTATGGCGGCAGAGATTGTTAAGGTAGTTGTTTGTGCAGTGGCATTTATAGTCTGTGTTTGTGGAGTAATTGATATAGTTGTTGCCATTATCTTGTTACATTTTGTGTAACTCTTGCTACACCTTGAACTAATCTAGTTATCGTATTTGCTGTAGAGTTGTGAATCTCTGTATCATAATAATATTTACCTGCCGCTATATTTGCAGTAAGGGCATGACTAAGTTTCATAGTGAACTTGCCTGCCGCCGCATTAGTAATTGCGCAAGTAAATGTTGCTGTAAGAGTATTGGAAGAGGGGGTAGGACGTAGTTGTGCTGTAACACTGTGGTTACTAAGGTTGATTGCTGACCCGTCTTGGGCTAAAGCAAATTCCAAAGCAAAATCACTGCCTTGGTCAATAACTATATCATAATTTCCTGCTGCCATATTTATACTCCTATATGCTAAATTATATCAAAAATAAGAGGTGATGTCAAGAACTATTTTTGAGGGGTCTAGGAGAATCTGAATTACAGGTCTGGATGATGTCTGTCCCCGTACAGTACTTGGGCAAACATATCTTTTAACGCTAGTAGCTTATCATCCTCTTGCATCTGCGATTTTGCCCAGTCAAGCATTATAGCGTCAGTTACATTTTGGTAAGGAGTAAGAAATCCAGATAGTTCACCATTCGCCTTGGCTCTCCAAGGTAAGTAAACATTTATAAATTCTTCGTGTTCTTGGTCATTCTGCCCTTCAACCAAATAACTAGCATTTGAGGAAGTGGTATCATTTCCTGTAACTTTTATTCTAACCATCTTTACCATGTCATTTTCTCTTCTTCTTGGCATCTCTTGATTGTTAACAAAGTTTTGAGTTTCATGAGATACATACTCCCATGTATAGTTCATTTGTACATTGAGTGTTGTGGTAACTGCGTTTCCTTCGCTGTCTGTTCCTGTTTTAATTATATAGTCCATTATGCTATTTCCTTGTTATGTGCTATGTAGCCTATATCGTTTCCACCTCTTACAATATAAGTGTCATCGTCTTCTACATCAAAGTTATAAGTAAGAGCAGTAACTGTAACTTTATCATTTGAAAAAATATCTTCTAGTGTTCCATCTTCATTTACTATTCTATCACCTACTATTAAGTTCTCGGCTCTTACAAATTTAAATACATTATCTTTAAATACTACCATTGGGTGATTACCAGTAACTTTTAAATTATAGTTTAACCAATAATAATTTGTAGCATTTCTATGTCCTGTTATAGCTGTGACTGTTGAAGTTCCAAAACTTCCATTGCCTATTTCTGAAGTTGTCCAAGTTTTCCAAGCGTTATTGTCACTTGCGTCAAGACTAGAGTGTCTGAATGATTTCACAACATCTCCAACTGCTA